GTGTTTGATCCCTTGGCTGTGATGATGTTGCTGGCAGCTACAGAAAGTATGGCATGGATACGACAGCGATCTCCGTTGCGTAAAAACAAGCTGAACTATGCTGCTGCAGATACAGCACCCGCAGTTTCATGGACAAAATTTTATTCTCAGCCGATCTCACCGGCAGTGACCCCGCAACCGGTTATGGACACAGCAGAAAAAAAAACTGATGAAAGTTTAGACGACGACGACGATGTCAATGAGCCTGCTTCAGTCAAGGAAGCTAAGAAAAATTGGAAAGCAGATCATCCAGGACACACACTGAAAGAGCAAAAACGTTTGCTGGCAACCGGAGCAATTGATAAATTGCCCTGGGAAGAATATTTGGTACCCCTGGTTGAAGCTGATAACGATGTCAGGTTCGGCAATCAATGGCCTGAAAATGCTGCCAAAGGTGTCATGTTCTTGAATACCAATCACTATCCCACCAAGCTGTTTAAATACAATGGATCCAAGTGGATCGAAGTTGACAAAAATCTTTCCGACAACTATGTTTATAACGATGCTTATATCGATTACTTGATGGACAAGATCAGCAGCGGCGAATACGATGTTGACATGTTGTCGGACGCTGAACGAATACAGATTGAAACAAGACTCAAATAGGAAACACCAATGACAAACGCAATCAAACATGTCTGTAGTTTTTGCGGTAAAAAGAAAGAAGAAGTAAAAAAACTCATTGTCAGCGACGATGTTGCTATTTGTAATGAATGCGTAGAATTTTGTGAAACACTATTGAAAGAAGATGCTGCAGCAGATTCCGTTGACACAAAGGCTGTACCAAACACAGACCCCATGCAGTTGAAAAAATTCATCGATCAATATGTGATCGGACAAGATCGAGGCAAGATCATATTGAGCGTGGCAATTATAAATCATTATAAACGAGTGCTTGGTATCAAAAATATTGCCAGTGCCGACAGAGACTTGGAAATAGCCAAGGCCAACATTTTAATGATTGGCCCCAGCGGTTCCGGAAAAACTCTGTTGGCCAAGACAGTGGCACGATATCTTGACGTGCCTTTTGTAATTGCTGACGCTACCAGCATTACCGAAGCAGGGTATGTTGGTGATGATGTTGAATCTTTGATATCAAGACTGTATGCTGCCAGCGGCAACAGCATTGAAAAAACACAACGCGGTATCATTTACATTGATGAAATTGACAAGATTGCTCGCAAAAGCGAAAGCAGCAGCATCACCAGAGACGTCAGCGGCGAAGGAGTACAACAGGCCTTGTTGAAGTTGGTAGAAGGCACTGTTTGTCGAGTACCGCCAGGCGGCGGTAGAAAGCATCCCGGTGGTGAAATGATCGAAGTAGATACCACAGACATTTTGTTCATTGCCGGCGGCGCATTTGTCGGTCTGGACAACATAATCAAAACTCGAACACAAGGAACTGCCATTGGATTCGGATCAAAACTTGATGTTACCAAGCAAGACATGTTGGGCAAAGTTACTCCCGACGATTTGGTAAAATTTGGAATGATTCCAGAATTCATAGGACGATTTCCCGGCCTGGTTTGTCTGAATACCTTGGAACGGGCTGATCTCAGAAATATTCTTACTCAAAGCAAAAACAACTTGATACAGCAATACCACTGGCTATTCGAACAAGATCAAGTAGAGCTGGAATTCACTGCAGATGCTGTTGATGTGGTAGTTGATCGTGCCATCAATTCTGGCACAGGTGCCCGGGCCTTACATGCTGAATTAGAAAGCATCTTGATGCCGCACATGTTTCATTTGAAACAGTATCAACGGGACAAAATTAATCGTGTAGTGATCGATAAAACCCAGGTAAATAATCCTACCGTACTTGAAAGGAAAATAGATTGAAATTACTAGGAAGAACTGTGATCGTCAATGACGAAAACATCGAACGTGCCCTGCGCAAGTTCAAGAAGAAGATCAGCGAGTCAGGCCTGTTGTTGGAACTGCGTGAGCGTGAAACCTTTGTCAAACCAACCACACGCAAAAAGGTTAGAGCAGCACAAGCCAAGAGTCGCTGGAAAAAGTATCTGCGCAGCCAAGAACTTCCCAAAAAAATGTACTGATGTTGATTGAGTTCTACTTGCCAGCTGAACGCGGTGGATTTTTACCTATGCATGCTGCACGTCGAATATCGCAAGAAATTGCCAAGTGGGCCGAACGCCACGACATAGCTTATCAAGAAAAAACCGTCAAATTGATTCATCGCGTCTGTTTTGCAGATGACCGTTATTACGTGTTTTTTAAATTGACCTGGAATCCACCATCCAATGCTGATTGGTGGTATAATTTTAGAATTATCGTAGACCGAGAACGCGATCAACCATTATAATTGCTTTACAATTGTGATTGTGCTATAATAAATAAACGTACAAGATGCCTAACGGGTCTTGTTACATAGTCAAACTTGCTTAATAGGAGAACAACATGACTAGAATTACATCACTAGACCTTACCCCGTTTTACCGCAATTCTGTTGGAGTAGATCGACTGTTTGATCGCATTACCAAACAGTTAGATGGAACCACAAACAACAATTACCCACCTTACGATATTGTCAAGACCGGCGACGAGTCTTACGAAATTCGCCTGGCTGTGGCTGGCTTTCGTCCAGGTGAGATTGATATTGAATTTCACGAAGGTTCTTTAACTGTGCGCAGCAATCGACAAGAGCAGTTGGAAGTAGAATATCTGCATCACGGCATCAGCAACCGAGATTTTGTACGCAGCTGGACCTTGGGAGAATATGTGGAAGTTCAGGAAGCCAACTTCCAAGATGGCATTTTAACCATTGGATTAGAGCGCATTGTTCCTGAATCGCAAAAACCCAGAAAGATTGCTATCAACAGCCCAATCCCATCGCTAGACAATTCAGTTAAATAACCTCGGCAATAAACAAGGCTGCATCCGCAGCCTTGTGTCACACAAGGATCAACATGTCACAAATTGAAACCAAAAACAAAACCAGCATCAAGTTAAAAGAACCACCCATGTATAAGATTATCTACATGAATGACGATCAAACTTCACTTGAATTTGTAATCAACAGTTTGGTTGAATATTTTGAGTATGATGCTGTCACAGCTGAAAAAATCACCATGGATATACACGGCACTGGTTCTGCTGTGGTAGCAGTGCTACCTTATGAGTTGGCCGAACAAAAAGGTATTGAAATCACAGTCAGCGCACGAAGCGAAGGCTACCCCTTGCAAATCAAACTGGAACCGGATGTAGCATGAACATAATGTTTGGTGATTCCATAACCGACGACATTAAAAGCAGGTATACTGTTTTGCAGTTAGACACATTTTATTTTGCTGACATCGAACAAACTCGTGTGGCCTACTGTTTAATAGAAACTGTCCCGATTGCAGAAATGATGGGAATAGACAAAGATATTGAGTTGCATAATAATCTGTTACGCAACTATGCCTTGAAGAATTGGAATTACTGTATCGATGCTATTGAACATCTCAAAGGACGCTGGAACAACGAGCTAGATAGTTTTTATGATTCCGTTGTGAGCCGCGTCATGCAGTACCGTGATTCAGATCCAGGTGAATCTTGGAATGGCATCATTGTTCGCAATTGACACGCTGTTTTAATCTCTGTTGTTGATAAGTCAAAACTAAAAATTTAGTTGGCCTTGATGCTGTGCAAAAGCAGAGTTGACGTTGTCTTCCAATTGGTCAACAACTTGTTGAAAAAATTCGTCAGAGAAGAATCGTTGCCGATTATAAGCAGCAATACTTCTTAGTGCTTCTATCAGCTCGGTTTGCTTTGTTTGAGACAAGTTTGCAATTCGATTCATCTCTTTGACAATAGCTTGAAGTCTAAGTGCAGGGTCTATGATAGTGTCGTAGTCTTCGTTGATGTAGCCATGAAACGTATGAAATCCGTAGGATCGAAGCAACTGTAAACTGCCAGGTCCGGCTGCTAAAATAAAAGGATGTCCGCAAGCAATAGCACGTAGTATCTTTTCTGTGAGATGTATGCGTTGATCAAATACTGTTTCGAGCACTACACTTATGGCAGTGTGATTGAAGTCTTGGGAATTATAAATTGCACTGGCATCAGCACCTACTGGATTGCTATCAAATGATTGAAACTGACATTGTATATCCAACTGAACTTCGTGTAACTG